GATAATGTAAGTGGTGATCCTTCCTATGGTATGGATCCATCTAACATGGCTAATAAAATAATTTATAATGGTGCAGTAGTAGCTGAAGATTTAGTAAGCCAAGAAATTTATGGGAAAATTAGCGCACCAACTACTGTCAGCCTAAATGGGGGAACTACACAGGATGTTACAAACGCCATAAATGCGGAACTACAAAGAATTAGTTATCCTTCCATATCTATAAGCTGCACTATAATAGATTCGCCTTTATGCCCTTTTAACAGCATAGGAATAGGGGATAGAATTGTTGTAAATCTTCCTACTTATCTTCAATTTACAGCAACGATGCGGATAATTGAAATGACTTTTGATGATATGACAGGCAAATGCACATTGAATTTAGGCAATATAATGTACAGGCCGCAACCACAACTCAATAAAATTTATGTGAGGTGATAAAATGACAGTTAAAACTATTTTTTCAAGTGCAACATATGCAGCAGACCTTTTCAGCGAATTTAAAGCAATATTCAGCGATGGAACATTCAATGGACTTGGAGTAGCGGCTCATTCACCGAATGGGTTGTCAGTTGATGTAGTCGCAGGGGGTGCTATTAAGTCAGGTATGTTTTTAATATCAGATGCACAAGTAAACGTGACAATAACTCCAAACGGTAGTGGATATAACAGGATAGATGTTATTGCCGCGGATATGGACAACATTACATTAGTAGCAGTGCCAGGTACTCCAAACAGCGCACCAACAGCCCCAAATTTAACAGGCAATAAACTGGCGCTGGCTCAGGTATTTGTCGGTAATGGCGTATCGGTTATAAACACAGGCAATATCACAGACGTGCGTATACCCAGCTATCAGGTTAATGACTTAACTTATGTACAGAGTTTCGGGCTTGGAGCAGGGCCACAAGTATGCACAGATGCAAATGCTTTAAGCATGAGCGGTGCTACAGGTTTTTACAATATTGGTAGTAGGTGCGATAATGTACCTACTACAAATGGAACATTAATACACATTGGCAGGGATGGCAGACCTACGCAGTTATACATTGACTATCAGACCAATATTATGTATACAAGGGCTTATGCCCCAAGTGCATGGTCATCCTGGACAGCTGTTATGACAGCAATGCCAACTACACTACCGCTTAAAAGTGCAGTTGTAACAGGCAGCATTAAAACCTTTGCGTTGGCTTGTGCCGATGGCATGACAGCTTTTAAAACTACAGCCGGAATATCAGACGTGCCAAGCTCAAAGGGTGCCCTAGATTATAGTTTTGGGCATGTTTACGGCTCAGGCAATTACAAAACAATTTTAATAACAAGTCGAACTACTGGAATAGTTCATACGAACTTGACTGTGGATGGCAGTACTTGGTTAGGCTGGAATGCATATACCGCGGTAGCAGCAACATAAAATAGAATTATAGGGAGGTAATATTATGGTAGTACAAATTACAAATGGAAATATACAGACATATTCTGGACTTAGCACCGATAATAAACCGACTGCAAATATAACGGATTTATCCCAATTTTACGAATTAGACACAAAACTTTTAAGGGTATTTAGCACTTGCAATATAAATCCATCAACAAGTAATGGGTGGTGGTAATATGAACGGTAATGAAATAGCAGCCTTCCAAACTAGTGCGTCATTGGCGGATAACCTGCAACATAAATATGATATATTTGGGGTGTTCTGGAATAAAGGAAGTTCTCCAACACTAACGAGGACTGACATGGCAAGAGGGGCGGCAGCAACAGCCGGAACAGATGCAATATTGGCATATAACGAATTTGATATGTCAGCAATATTTAAGGATTTTACAACAGTTACTGATAGCTACGGAAATGTGTTTGTAAGAATACCCAAAATGTATATCAAAAAAGTTGATGGAAATGGATATAAAACAAGGCAAGTTAGCAGAAAGCCTTTTACAGGAGCTTATTTGCCTTGTTGTTTCTGGGATTTTACAAATAGCAAAGAATTAGATTATGTTGATGTTGGCAAGCATAAAGCAAATTTAAGTGCAGACACAACAAAGCTTGAATCCAAGCCCAGTGCCTATCCACTAATTAATAAAAATATTGTTGATTTTAGAACACTTGCAAAGGCAAATAATATTGGTGCGATAAAAGGATATCAGCAATTAGATATCCACGTCATGGATTTATTGCAAACATTATTTACAATCGAATTTGCAACTATGAACAGTCAAAGTGTCTGCGCGGGATATACGTCAGCACAATATGTAGCAACCCATTTAATTACTGTTGCTACGTCAAATGCCAATACGGCTATAGTGGCAAATGCAACAGCAGCACTTTATAGAGTTGGACAAACTATATCCATAGGAATAACTCTGGGCGGTAATGAGAGATTTTACGGCAGGACAATAACAGCTATATCGGCAGTAGATACGCCGACGACAGGCAATACTACTATAACCTTTGATGGAGCAGTTGCGAGTTTGACTATTGGAGATATGCTTTATAATACAGGGTATAAAAATGGATTTTCGGCGGGAATTGCTGCATCTGTGGGTAGCATAAATAGTAACACAAGTGGGTTATATCCTTTTGTATGGCATGGGATTGAATCCATTTTCGGAGATTTATATCAATTCGTTGACGGGGTAAATATAAATGAGAGACAAGCGTGGGTTTGCACAAACGCAGATAATTATGCAAGTAATGTATTTGCGAGCCCATATCAGCAACTTGGATATATAAATGGAAGCACAGATGGATATCAAATAGCGTTGGGCTATGATGCAAACTTACCCTTTGCGGAGTTCCCTGTCACAGTTGGAGGTTCGTCATCAACTTACTATGCAGATTGTTACTATTCGGCTACCGGACAGAAGGTTGCGGTTGTTGGCGGTCCTTGGTATAGCGGTTCGGGTGCGGGGTTGTTTTACTGGTATCTGAGTTACGCGTCTTCTGGCGCGTACGTGTACTTTGGTGGTCGTTTATTGCGTAAAGCCTTATAGTTTCCAAGTTGGTGCACACAAAAGACATTTCCGAATACTATGTAAAATTTATAAAATAGAGGTGGTTAGTAACCATGCCAAAAGAAATAAGATACGCAGCAATACCAGCATTTGACGAAACAAAACATTATGTCGAGCAAGTAGAACCTGTGGATATGGGGGAATATATGTTTGTAGATGTGGTAATAAAGAATTTAGACTTGACAGAAATACCAGTGGAGCCGACAGCACCAGTATCAGAACCTTATGTATCAGAAAAAACAGATATAGAAATATTGCAGGATAATCAAAAACAAGTAATCCAGAATCTTAATGACTTTATGGACTATGTATTCAGTAATGTTCCAAATTTACCACAATAGGGGGAATTAATTATGATAAGTCCTATGATATTAGGCTTCAGAACAAGCAATTATGCTTTAGGTATATATATGTATGGCACAAACAGATTAACTGCAAGAGACGGCTTTACAGGTGTATCAGCAGGATATTATACACCTGTAGAACAGTATGCAGCTAACAACTTTCAGCGAAGCGACATAGACAATGCTTATGCCATGACGTGGATAAATGAACAGGAATATGATGCAACGTTGGCATTGATACCAGCTTAAGACGGCATTGAATTATATGACGCAACAACTCAGGGAGCCTTCGGGTTCCCTTTTAATTTAAAAAAGGGATAAAAATCGTTATGCATAAGGAGATGATTTTATGTGGTGGTGGATTTGGTGGATGTCAGTTATGCAAACATTATAATTTAGCGGACATAAATAAGTGGTTACAAAGGGGGTAACTATGGCAGAATTAAGAGCAGAAATAGAACACATGAAAGGTGACATTACAGAAATCAAGAGCGGATACAAGGATTTAATCAAGGATACGTCCTCAAAATATTCTGAATTAAGTAAAGATGTGTCGAGCATGAAAGAAAGTCACATGGAAACTAAAATATATGTTAGACAGATTCAAGAATCGCAAAGCACAATGGCTCAAGATGCAAAAGATAATCAAAAAAAAATGTTAGATGGATTACAAGACCTTAAGGACAAACCGGCTAAAAGTTGGGATGCAATGTCCATAGCTTGGAAAATAGGGTTAGGCATGATTGTAATAACTTATGTAATGGGTTGTTTAGCCACTGTCGCTAAAATGTTAGCAACAAAGGTATTTTAATAAGTAAAGGAGTTGATACAATGTTCCCAATAACAAAGGACTTAATAAGCAATAACTACAGTAAAGGCGTAGTAATAAAGCCATTATTTATAATAATCCATGAGACAGGCAACCCAGGTAAAGGTGCAGATGCAATGAGCAATAGGAATTACTTCCAAAACAACCCACAGGCACAGGCTTCAGCACACTTTTGCGTTGATGATCACTCAATCGTACAATGTTTGGAAACTAATCAAAGGGGTTGGCATATAGGGGTAATCTACGGACACCCTGTCAACAATCCACTAGCAACTAACTCAAACTCAGTAGGCGTGGAGATATGTACAAATAGTGACGGTAATTTTGCAAAGGCAAGAGCAAACGCTATAGACTTAACTAAATATCTTATGACTGCATTGAGCATACCAGCCAGTAACGTTATAAGGCACTATGACGCTTGTTTAAAGCATTGCCCAAGTACTATGTTGGATAACCCACAAATGTGGTTAGACTTCAAGGATGGCTTAAGACAAACAGCAGCAATATCACAGCCTGCTGCTGCACATGTAACAATGTATACAGTAGCACCAGGCGATACTCTCGGAGGTATAGCAAGCAAGTTTAACACAACCGCAGCAGTCTTGGCAGAGCTTAATGGCTTGTATGATCCAAACGTACTGAACAACGGACAAGTGCTAAGAATAGCAAAACGGATATACAGAGTGCAGCCAAAAGACACACTAGCCAGCATAGCAGCTATAACCAAAACAAGTGTGAATACCCTTGCAACTATAAACAATATTAAAGATATAAACAGTCTTAGAGTAGGGCAATTATTAATAATAGAATAAAAGGAGAGATAAATTATGGATTTTAACTCAATTATACTTTACCCTTTAGTAAACATTATAGTATGTGCTTTAGGTGCTGCATTGGTGGCAGCCATTATAAAACTATTACCTGAGGCAATCGCTATGCTGAAAGCAGATGTGGGCGAATCTAATTTTGCTAAACTGAAAGCAGTAGGAATTGCAGCATGGAACGCAGTAGAAGAGGATTCAAGACTAGGAGAGTTGGCAGGTACTAAAATATCAGAGTTTGAGAAACTTTTACAAGCTAAATTCCCAGGCATTACAGATGATGAAATTACATTTATCAACAAAGCTGTAGCTGGAGAAATGAACGTTGGGAAAGCAGCAGTTATAAAAGCAGTTGAGCCTGAGGGTATACTGATTCCAGCACCTATAGCAACCCCTCTAGTAGAACAGCCTGTAGTAATTGCAGTGCCAAGATATTTTAAACCTGATGGGATTACTGAATTAATAGATCCGACTTTACCAGTTGCAGACTTAACTACAGTAGTTATACCAGCACCTACAGTATAATGTATTTAGAAGCATACTGGCAGATACCATGTGTTATTGCGTTCTTGCTAATATGTTTAATACTAATAAATAGGAACAAGTTTAAATTTTAGTGATATAATAATATAGTATAAGTAAGATATTAGGGTTAAATCCACGTTTAACTTGTAATATCAAAAGCCTTA